CTCTACATTGCTTTGGCTTTGTAGAACACTCTCGATAGCCTCTAAGCGTTGTGCGTAAAGATCACGCATCTTCTTAGCTTCTTCAACCTGCCCTCTCTCGGCCTCTACAGCCTTACGAGTTTCAGCCAAAGCCTGAGTCTTTTTAGTATAGTCTGCTGTCCTACTGTAGCCACTTAGGAGTTCATCTTCTGAAACTTCGACTTCTTCATTGCCAACTTTGACTCTGAATGTCTTTGTTACAGGAGCTTCATCCTCATACCCTACAGTTTCTTCCGCACTTTCATCTTCGTAGGATTCGTCTGAATCCGATACTTCCGATTCTTCAGATTGCGATTGAGCTTGCGCTTTCTCCTCTGGGGAATCCATCATAGACAAAAATGCGTTAGCCGCATCGTTTACCGTATTAACACTTCCCTCTACAGGATTGGTGTTTTCACTCATGTTGTTTACCTTTTAAGGTGGTTATAAAATCTTCCAGCGTTTCTCTGCAATTTGCTTATCATCAGCTAATGCTTGGATTGTCGCTATAAATTCATCCATCACTTTAAGTTTAAGAAAGTTCTTTTCTCGCACTTCTACATCGTATTCGTTACTGCCAAATATGTTGTTAGAATACAACAGTTTTTGACTTTCAACAAGTTCTAGAAAGAACTCGTCTGACAAATAGGCTCTAGCTCGTTCTGACTTGTTATATGACATTAGGGATATTAGCCGTTGGTGATAGTCTTGCGCCTAGTTGTAAAGCCTTTAACTGAGCCTCGTACTCAAACTCCTGTTTCTTGAGCGCCATAGTCATCTCAAACTCTTGCTGCTTGAGTCTGATCTGAGCCTCTGCCTTAACCTGGGCGATCTGTATATCGTTCTCTGCCTTGGCGTTATCTGCTGCCATCTTAGCCTGCATCTGGGCTACATAAGCCTCCATTGCTGGGTCTTGCTGTTGCCCCTGTTGTTGGCCTTGCTGTGCCATCATTTGCTCTTGCTCTGGGGTAATCTCTAGGAAGAACTCGTTAGAGTCCTTAAAGCCAGCAGCCTCAATAAACCGACCTAGGGTTTGCCTGTAGTTTGTAAGGCTTACCAATGGGTTATTAATGCCTACAGTCTTGAGGATTTCCTCCTGCTTTCCTAAAACCATAGCAATCATCGCCATCTGCTCTTGCTTGTTGCCTGTGCCTAGACCGACATTGATAGAGATGTCAAAGCCATTAGTCCACTCTCTAGGATCAATGGATACATACTTGCCACGCAAACGCACAATGCGCTCTTTATCTTGGTACTTGCAGAGCAGTTGTAGAATCTTCTGGAATAGGTCTTTTACGCCTGTTTCAGCAAATACCCTAGCAATTAACTCAACCTTACCGGCTGCGCTACTCTGCATTGCAGCAACAGCAGTAGCCGTACTGTTTTGCAGAACATCTGGGCTTAGACCGTTCATCTGGTCTGATACACCAGTTCTCTTAGCCTGTACAGAATCCAAGTATTCCAATAATGGGAATGATTGGCCTGCAGTTGGTGGTACTGTCAATGGGATAATGGCCTGCGTATTCTTCATACGCACAATGCCATTAGCTGTAACGGTTAATAGATCATCTAAGTTTACTTGGCCTTCGACTACGCCCATTCTAGGGCTATTGGTCATGTAGAGATTGTCTAGGATCTGGCGAGTAACTGTAGATTTAATCAGTTGAATGTCTACTGCTCGATCTGCCAGGCTATGACCAAAGAACTTGTGCGGCATAGGGATAGGACAGACGGAACAGAACGGCACAAAGTCTGCCTCCTCGTTATCAAGGATCTCTGTTCCAGCGTAGGTAACTTTACGCAACTCAGCAATGCCATCGCCATCAAAGTCTACCTTGATATAGACTTCCATTACCTCGATCTCTTGCATGGAGAAGTCTAGGCTTGCTTGATCGCTTGGCTGCTCGCCTTGATCGAAACGAGCCACATTCTCTTGGTTATAGGTTAAGTCTGCATAAGTAGGAAGGTTATCAATAACATCCTTATCAAATCCCATTGCAGTTAATTCTGAACGAGTAGCAAGCCTTCTATGGGCTACAAATGGCGCATCAGCAATAGTCCTAGCCTTCTTGGAGATCAAGAACTCCTCTGGCGGCACATTCTCTACAATGACCTTACCAGTTTTCTTGGTCTTTTTTAGCTTAACATCGTAAGAGAAGATAGGTGGAATTATCATTCCCATCTCATCTATGCCTGCTGGAGCGATCTCTGTAGTCTTTTGGTTTACGACTTCTACCTCCGGATCATTCAGCAGCATTGCCACTTCGTCTTGTGTCAAGTTCTGATACTTTTCTTTGGTAACATCTACCTTCTCATCCCAATAGACCTTAACGATTCCGTTCTTTTGCAAGAGCGCATCCTTAAACCAATTGTGCATAAGCAATACGCCATCGTTATCACGATTCATTACCCAATTGACATACTCTGTGGCTTGCTTGGCTTTTTCCTCATCGCCTGGGCCTTTAGGCTCAAAGCGCACAATCTCATCTGACTGTGTAAAGATACGCAATAGTTGTGGCAATGCACCATCGACTACCTCGGCTACTTCGCCTGTAACGATCTGGCTACGGCCTTCTACTTCATTGCCGTACTCATAACGATTGTAGTATTCAAGGGCTTTCCTACGGTCATCTGTAGTTTCGCTCTCAATAAAGCCAATAGCGTTATCTATCTCGGCATCAAGTATGCCTTTTAGTGTGCCTTCATCCATTAGACTATCCATTTTGTGTTGATCTTAATTGCTTTGTTCCAGTTGTTTGGCTGCTCATCTAACGCTACCGCACAGTATCTCCAAGCATCTGAGGCATGGCTGTGTTGGTCGTGTAAGGGTTTATCACTAAACATCTTAGTATCTGGGTTTACATCATACCGATAATGTCGCAATGCTTGTAGACCTTCAGCGCATCTGTTTTGGTCAAAGTAGCATCTGTTCATCAGCATACGAGCTGCGTTGATTCCCTCTGATATAGACAGCCTAGGGGTAATCCTTACCGGCAGGTTCATATTCTGCATAATATCTTTAACGCTCTTGCCTGTCATATTTTTGTTCTCGGCATCGTGCGGCAGCCAATGATCTCGATAGACATAGCCTCTATTCTGTAGAACTTCTACATAATGATCTATAGGCTTTTGGCAGTCTTGATAAAAATCTATAACCCTTACCTCACCGCCTGGTATCGTCTGCACGAACCAAATGCTAGTCATGTCTGCCCAGCCAATATCCCAGAATGTACTTACTTCGATAGCCTTATCTTGGTTGATGTCCTTGATACGGCCTTCCTCTTGCGCTTTCCTTAGTTCTTTAGCGTATACAGCACCATCCAGCACTTGCCTTGTGTTGCCTTCCCATACATTGAGATAGGCATCCGTATCTCGTTCTTTGAGATCATCCTTCTCATTCTTAAGCACCTCTGGAAACCAATGGTTGTCAGACCAGTTTACCTTCTGCGTTACCGCATTAGCTGGTGGCTGCACTACAAAGCGTTTGTAGGTTTCGTCTGTATCTAACTCAGGATTAAATGTAATCCATATCTCTGAGGCTTCTTTACGGATTGTAGGAATCAGCGTATCCCAGCTTGATTTACTGGTAGTCTGAGCTTCCTCAATCCAACATACATCTACACCCTCAAAAGACTTAATCTTAGTGATGTTATGCTTTAAACCAGCAAACAGGAACTCAGTCCCATTCTTGCCGTAGATAGCAGTATTCTGTATTTCGTAGAAGTCCTCTAACCCCATAGACTTGATCTGATCTGCTAACAAAGCGTGAACAGAATCACTAATCGAGTTTTGGAACTCCCTGGCGCATAGCACCCTTGTACTCTTTTGTAGCCCAATGACTAACAATGCCCTAGCCACGCCCCATGACTTACCAGACCCACGACCACCATAGAGAACTTTGTATCTGCTCGGCTTGAACAGAAACTCTAACTTCTCTGGGAACTCTACATTAAGCTCCATCAGGCTTTTTAAGTACGATGTTGATTGTGTTTAGGGTTTCCAATAGTCCACCATCTAAACCACTAATCTCTGTAGCTTGTACAGCCTTACCGTCTACCCTGTCGATTACTTCCTTGATAGCCCAAGGCTCACCTTGCTCTGCTGCATCTACTAGCTTTTGTGCGATGGTACGCAGCTTACGGCTATCCTCTTGAACTAGAGCTACTCTAAGTTGGTTGTAGAACAGCTTTCCCTTCTTGCCATTCTGATTGCCTGGCTGACCACCACGATTATTCGAGGCGATTTCTACATTATTGTTTTCTATAGCGTTTTCCATTCCATTCCCTTTGGGTTAATGGTTGATGATGTTGCTATTCTACAACACTTTAAATATATTTACGATACTTCTACATATCTTGTAGTTTTATGCTACATTGGAGTCATCGCTGATTTATTTACTAATTGCCTAGCGATTCATAAATGGGGCTAAACAGTTAAGGAGTAGTAAACATGAAAACAACAGTAAACAACAGCCAATTCCATGATGCGTTCCATCGTGCAGGCAGAGGCAATCAATTTAGTTATGAAGGCCTAGACATTCTTTTTGGCTACCTAGAGCAGTTAGAAGATGATACTG